CCCGCTACGCCGTTGCTGCACAACAGGATGAATCACCGGTCATCGCTATACTTCACGCAAACTATGCCGCGGCTTACCTCTACGCCCTCAAGGAGTTTGCTACCGATTCACAAATTCACAATGCTACGGGAATAGATGTCAGGAAGTTCAAGGAACATGTGACCAATGTTCAAGATATGGTGACTAAGAAAACCTCTGAGAAGTGTCCAGACTTTATTGGTGAAGTTGACGTATATTTAGCCGAAATTGGCGGAGAAGCTTAAAATAGAGAGGGCATAACATTCCATGGATGATTATGTGGTTTTTGTACAACCAAATAATCACGTTATTTTGGGTGTAAACGATCACCGTGTAATACCCGAAACTGAAACTATAATACAAATTATGGAAACCGTGGACAACGAGGATCATAGCCTAAGAACCATTATGTTCACCATCATTGGTACAGCAGTGTTTATGATGATTGGAATTATGTATATTGTTTTAATAACCTAAGTCGTCTCCATACATCGAAATATTCAAATTAAAAATGGAAGTGATTCGTGATTCTATGTGGTCTACCTGCCTCGCCAATGCGGTAAAAATGTACCGTCTTGGCGAACCAAATGAAAAGTGTTACAGATTGGCGGATGCAACTTGGAAATGTAAAATGGCATATGTAAAACATGAAAATACAAGAAAGAATTCTTCGGTTGTCGTCCTTAAGGCACCACCCAAAGAAAATGTACCTGAACAGCGTACATCGCATAAAATTTGCTGTGCAACGACAATGTCTGGTAAGCCCTGTCGCTTCAAGGCTGTGTGTGGTGACTACTGCCGCAAGCACCAAGTCACCTCGTCAAAAATCGGAGATAAAGTGGATGTGAGTGACCTTCTCAGCAAATTAGATGGAATTAAAATCCGATAGTACTGTAAACAACATGTTAGATCAGGAAACTCTTAGACCTGTAATCATATCGATGGCGCTCTACATCGCAATAAACATTATTGTTCCTCGTATTTTGAAGAAGCCAACTGGTATCAAAGTCATTGATGATATTGTCATGACTATGATCGCTCAACAAGATTCCCTAATGAATGGAACCATTGTCATCGGACTCGTTGTTCTCGGCGCCAATTATATTCAGGATGAACTCTTGTAAGATGTTCTCCTTACTAACTAATTTTTTTGTGTATGTGTGATCCATATAACGAAGCTTCTTAGTATATGCATCCTCCATGAATTCCAAGAGTTGGCTGGGATTGGGTTTACCCCAAATCATCCCCCGTTTGAAGAGGAAGTCATCCTTCTCCAACTCTTGAAGTTCACAGTCAATTGTATATGGTGTCTTCATATACTCCGGCGATCCACCATAGTTTGTGATAATTACAGGCTTGTCCCGCAACGCCGCCTCGACCGGTCCCATACCAACACCTTCAGACTTTGAAAAACTCACATAACAGTCACAGCGGCTGTGAAGTTTATCCATTTCTTCATCCGAGATGAGTCCGTTAATAACTTCAACATTTGGAAGTTTAATATCAACGTTCGAGTTACAGGTCGCTTTGACAACTAGTCTCGCGTCCGGCTTATTTAGACGTACAAACGACTCCAATATTCCCCGGAAATTTTTCCTATCGTCCATTATATTCCCAATATGGTAAAATGTATATGGTGTTGAAGGCGGTGGAATATGGGCATGAATAATGTAAAACTCGTTATCTGGGAATTGTCTAGAGAGAACTCTTTTACAAAACTCACTTGGAACCGCGACCCTCGTTGTCTCTTTCATAATGAGACCGTAATCCTCATGTACAGTCTCCGTTTCGCATACAGTCATGATTGCCAAATTCTCAATTCGAGACCTCGCATACTGTATATAATCCAGGTGGGGTTTGATCGGTAACAGGAAAAGAAGACCGTGCTCCCCCTCTGGAATTTCGGTACCTATAAGATGATATGTGGATTTGTCGAATACCTTTGTATATTTGTATGCATGCTGACCTATCCCACTATTGAGATGTCCACCTATGATGATCATTTAGTATAAAGATAATCTCTCTTTTATATATAATACAATGGAAGCTATTCGTGATGAAATTAAGGAAGAACTTAAGCGCACGAGACTTGATAAGACCCGCCTCTACCAACTCTTGTTGAAGATGGCCGACGATGGCCCAGGGGGAGGTGGTCGTGGCCCAGCCGGTCCAATGGGACCCGTTGGTCCAGAAGGACCAGAGGGCCCACCATGCATGTGCAAGTGTAATAAGGCGGATGAAGCGCCAGTCGCTAAAAAGGCCACCCCAGAACCAGCTGCCAAGCCAAAGGCGACCGCGACCAAGAAAACTGTTACCAAGAAGACTACACCCGCGAAAAAGTAATCAATAATTTTCTCATTTCTCATTTCTCATTTACTCAGGCAGTTCAACATCTGTGTTAGTAAATTATTCTCGATTCACGGACCAAACGAAACCCCCAAAAATGGTTACTAAAATTAACACAAGTAATCCAAAAGAATACTTCTCCTTTGGTGGTTCTGGTGGTTTATCAGGCAAGCGACGCACATTTTTGTTCAATGAATCCATCTTTACAAGCAAGCTCTGCATTACCTCTAACATTTGTTGATCTTTGTTTATAGGCTTTTCCTTTGGGTCAATGGTCGTTACTTCTAATGTAATAGTCCATTCACGCGTATTTTGAAGTCCCTGGTAGACATCGTCTGCACCAAGCTCGTAGAATGAAAAATCCAACTTTTTGATCGAGATGGGGTTAAAATAGTTTGTTTTACGAGTCATGAGCCTAGTCTGTTTATCAAATCTATAATCGTCCCCAGTCGGAACCGCATTACCCTCGAGTGGACATCGCGCCAGTACGTGTCCTCTAGTCGTTAATAACTGCCCAGGTGTGGGAATTTGCGGGCATATGATATCTATAAGTCTGGCAACTCCACCGTCTCTGGCGCCGGCGCCACCGACCTGCATGAAGTACGCGTCGACGATTTTTAACCCGATGACTTGTGACATACCCTCAAAATGTATATTTGAATATAAATCCAGATCGAGTGTGACGGGTGTGTGACGCTTCCTTAGTGGATCCGCTCCAGTATGTGGTTTTACATCGGCAGAATCAATGGTAATATACTGAACCTTATGCGGGATGTCGTTTAAGTCGGTTAAAGGACCAATCATTAAAATATAGGCACAATATTTTAATGGTTGTTTTTGTTTAAATTGGATTGGAATAAATCTAATAAATGTGGTGTGACAATGGGTTGTTCTGGAGTTGTTTCTTCGCGAGATCCAAACTTCTTGAGTTGGGGTTTTCATTGCCCTTATAGGCGTTGAATTGATGGAAAGGCTTCTGCTGGTAGTTTTGCGTCCAACCACCATTTGCTGGTCCAACGCGCCCATCGACACGGCTGTTATCGGATCGAACCGCTGTTAAGGCGCCACCCTGCTTGAGAGCACTTTCTCTGACATTCATACGACCTCTGTTACCCATACGACTCGCCTTACCTCTACGATCTTCTGGACGGAAACCATACTTCATCAATTCTTCGTTATTCTTTGTTGTAATTTGAGCAGCCGCACTTGTAGAGTAAGCGCCACTGAAGTTTGTAATACCTGGAGCCGCATGACTCGCGTGAGCAAATTGTACGTCATTACGATCACTCTTGAAGCGAGTTGGGTCCTGTGTCATTGTTTGGGCTGAAACGAATCGCTTCGCGCCGTTAAAGCCGAGACCATCTTCGCGAAGACCAGTTTGCGCACGATTTGTGCTTCGCATAGTCTTCTGGTGACTTGCTCTTGGGGTAGCACCCGACATACCCTGAGCCCGTCCCGCCATGGCTGGGAGACGACTTGGAAGGTGTGCCGTGGTTTCTGGTTTATTATGTGTCAGTTGACCACCAACCGAAGCTCGGCCACCGCCGATATCACCGGCTGGACCCGAACGGCCTGGGAGTGTAGTGAGACGGTATTCACCAACGTTAATTGGATTCACTCGGAATAACTGTTGGAAACCGCCCTGAGATGGAGTATCTGCGCCCACACCCAAGCCAGGGCCAACCATTTGTTTCTCGATTGGCGAAAGGTTATTCATACGACCAGTGTCAAACATTCGGTTGCGCATGTCGAGAATCTCCTGACCACCACTTCGTTGTTGGCGACTAATGTCGGCGAAACTTTCCATTTCTCTCTTTTGTGGTATCTCCACTTGTGGTTCAAACTCTCGTTCTTCGAATCGTGGAACCGGGTTTTCATCATATGTAACTTGTGGCTGTTGAACAACTGGCACTGGTTGTGGTTGTGGTTGTGGTTGTACTTCGGGCTTATTGCTCAAAGTCCTACCAACGTAAATTAAACCAGCGACGGCTGCAAGTGAAATAGGATCGGCCATTCTTATTTTCTAGTAACATTTTTATTAGCGTATCTTTGTTGGAAGAGTCCGTTCTGGAGTTCCGCACGGGTACTTTCTGGCTCATAACTCAATGTGCGAAGGGGGACCTTGCACTCCATATTGGAAAGTGGGAAGAGGTTACGCTCATAGGTTGGAACAATAACTTTGCCGAAACGAGTAGTTGATTGTGGTCGAAGTTCATCACTCACATCAATGTTCTGCGCTGGAGAACCCTTACCCGCCATGTATGGAGATGTACCATACAACATAGTGTTTGGTCGGCATGAACCACAGTTAATGGAACTGGGCTGGGGGTATGTGAAGATCTCTTCAGTGGGCTTCACTGCTGGTATAGCACCTGAATTCTGAACGATGGCAAGACCGGGTTGAAGTTGGTACGCCATTTATTATTATACGAGAATATTTATATCTAAGCTGGTCCAATGCCATGACCTCTGTGAGAAACTCGGCTATCACCCGCTGGATCAAGTCCGGCAAACGCTTCAAGCTGAACACCACGGGCATTTGGATTGCACATTTCTGGATTTGTTCGGCAATCGCGACCACCCTTATTCCCATAGCACCATTCCGCGAATGATGTTTGGTCGCCTGGAATTTTAGAAACGGGTGATGTAACAAATTGACGAGCCGCCGCGTTGCGCTGGTATTGGGGGAGCGCTGAGCGAGAACGGCCAGAATCGTATGGAATACGGTCATCTATCATACTTTTGATGAGTGGCTTAACTGTTGGGTAATAACAGGCTTCGAGGCGGTTAGGAGCGTCAGTGTAATCTGTAATAAGAACATTACCCATTGGGTTATCTTCTGTTGGCATTTGACACCCATTAATAACCCCTTTTGAAGCCGCTTTATAGGTTTCCTTAACCATTTTTGACTTGTAGAGAATATAAAGAACGCTGAGAACGGTAACACCAAGAACAAATATTCTTGGGTCACGACGGGTCAGGTAAATAACGCAACACACGTAGATCACAAAACGAGAAGCAGCATTGATTCTGTCTTCTGGTGTTTGATCACGGTTTGGCCAAAATTGTGTGACTTGATCTACCCGGACAATTTGCTGGGGGTCTTCAAACCAGGCCTTCATTTAGTATAGCTAGAGGTTTATTTTTTTGGAAGACTACCAAGCATGTTACCCATCATGCTCATAAGAGCGTCTTGGTCAATTTCACCACCATTTGTTTCCATCTTGTCGGCACAATCCTTGGCGATACCTTCAATGAGAGAAAGTGTTTCGGCTGGAATTGCGGTAATGGTAGTGCCCAACATGTAAAGGGTCTGGAGATATTGCCAGGTCGCAGCCTTTGTATTTACGCTCATGTGATCCCAATAGTTCTTGATGTTAAGATCTTTCAATAGATCAATTTTTTCAATTTCTTCAAGGAGGAAGGATTCATCCTTCGCCGAGATCTTATCGGCATACGGGGTAACACCTTTCATGAACCCATCAACAATGAGTCGTGGATTCGTCTTCTTGAGCATTTCAAAAGATGTAGTCATTTTCTTAATTCCGGTTTCATCTGGAAAAGTCTTGTGCAATTCCACAAGAAATTGGGAAAGCATGTCGTTAAACGCACTGACAGACGCCATTTTCTTATTTGTAGGGGTAAATCTTTAAGTTAGAAAGGGTCGTTAGAAATAGCCTCTCTCTGTCCGAGACCATTCGCGACAACAAAGTAAACAAGGATCGCATTTAAAATCGCTGGCTTGGTATACTTATTGAGTTCCAACTTACCTTCGTTATTTAACTGCGCCTTGACATGAATGTAACCAGCTGTAATAGCCGCCGCTATAATGGCGGCGCTCATTGGGTCACGGAGATATTCGGACAAATCTTCCATTTAATTATACGCAGTTTTTTTTACACGCTGTTCTGGGGCATCACCAAATAAGACACCATCATCAAGTTCTTCCTCAAAAGGTTCTGGCATTGGTTCTGGTTCCGTGGGAATGGAACCCGTGACTGGCTCCGGAGCTGGGTCCTGGACACCCGGAACGGTCTTGAACTCATTTTCAAGACCAGTTGGCTGAATGGGTTCATCACATGGCGCATCCAACGCTGGTTCTTCTGGAAGTGGCTCTGTTTCCGGGAAAGCATTCTCCTCGAGGGGTCCATCAAAAACATCTGGATCCTCGCTATCATGAACCTCGCCGTCAAGATCAATATCGCGCAGTTCCGCTGATTGAGACATATAAGTCTGGAGGATTTCCTGAACTGGAATAAGTTCCTTTACAGTGGCTTCAATACACACAGAGAAACGACGAGTCAATTCTTCATCTCGAACGTACTCGCTTTGTTCTTCATGGAATACATATGGATCCTTGTAGAGATCCTTGGCAACATTGTTATAGCAAGCCTGGACGAAAACCTCATTGCTTGGCAACTTGAGGCTAATCTTCTTGTTATCTGCCTTGAGACGGACGGCGGATAGAATTTTAGTAGACGCAACAAAAACAGCCGCAAGAAGATCATTGAACCAAGCGCACCTGTTTGTAATGTTGTCGGTGTGTTGTTTCGACATGGCGTTAGACCAATTTGGGACTTCCTTCAGTAGTTTCTGGAACATAATGAGAGTCTTTCTCCCCTTGGAAAGCTTTGTAGATTCGTCGTACATACCCTGAAAAACTTCAATCATTGGTGGACACATGAGCATGTAAAGTTGTCCCATGTACTCCTTTTTAGCTTCACATAACACATTGAGATTATCAGCCATGTTTATATACATCTTTATATTAGTAAAACTTTAAGCTCTGTATCTATCCGCCATCTTCTTAAGGTTCATCAAGTCGGGGAACTCTGTTTCATCCGGTTCATCCACCTTCTCTTTTACTTTTTTAGGTATCACCCAAGATACATATATATCATAATCACTCACAAGTTTCACTTCAAAACCACCCAGTTTTAACTGTCTTGCGATATATCTCGCAGCCGCACTTCTATCAAATGTGGGATACCCCACGACAATTGTTGGGACTGTGAGAAATACCTGTTTGTGTCCAAGTTCTACAGATTGTCTAATCTTACGAGAAAACTGTTCATATACACGAGTATATATCTCCTTCCTGATCTGTTTTCTCTTTTCATCAATTTTAGTTACTTCATTGATGCTGATCATTACATTTGCTTCAAATTATTTTTAGCCGATTCTAACTCACCTTGGGTTGGTACAGCAGCCTCCTTTACGAGGTCGTACTTTACAAATTCCTGTCCACCTCGGCTCTCGGCGAAAGGAGTGACATTGGACACGGTCTGAACATCGAGGGGCTGCGATCGGAGAGACACCAACCTCACTCCACCATTCACGGATTCATATGACGCAACTACAGAGAACCCAAAAGCAAATCCTGTATTTTTAACAACCATAAACATACACTCGTAAATGGACTTATCTTCTTCGTTGACATATTTCTTCACAGAAGTAGTTTCAATAATGTAAGTACAAATACCTGTACGCTTAGCGATTTCTTTGTTCGCTTGAAGAATAAATTCTTCCATTGTGTCATTGTCGATATTAGCTTCCGCCTGACTGTAACCGTTAAGGTCTGGTCTGGCATCATCAAGGCGAATAGTGCCAGTTGGTTTTGTATATCCAGAGAAACCAAAAACTTCCGTGAATGGTTCGCGTCTCACTGTCAGTATCAGGACGATGGCAATAAGCATGATCGTCAAAGACCACTTCATATTTACTACTATGCGTTAATTTTTTTTTACAAAATAACCTTGTACATGTTAGATGTCGCTATTGATATACAGCCCCAGGTGCAAACACTCCATGGAGGTTATTGAATATATTAATCAGCACCAGCAATTGAAACAGCTTGTACACTACCACAATATCAACACCCAGGGTATTCCACCTGCGTATCGAAACAAGATTAGTCGGGTTCCAACGATGTTGACAAAAAACGGTAAAGTTCTTGTGGGGAACGAAATTAAAAATTGGTTGGATTCGCTACTCCCAAATAAAGAAGTCTGTAACTGGGGTTTCAGTGGTGCGTGTTCCATGACAACACTTGATAGCGACGAAAATGATACTGATATATTTTCACTTGAAAGCTATGGACAGGCTCTTCAGCCTGCTATGACAAGGGAACTTGAACAGAAGATTAATCGCGATGTCAATAAGGGTGTTGCTTACTCTGAACAGATTTAAAGATATAACGCACCCCTTTAGTAAAATGAGACTTGTAACAATACAGGCTTCGGCTATTAAATCTACATTTGAAGTACTCAAGGACATTCTCAATGATGTGAATATCTTCTTTCGCCCCCAGGGTATGTATGTAGTAACACTTGATACAGCACGAACTTCGCTCGTTGACATGTTTCTTTCATCGGATAACTTTGAACAATATCACTGTGACCAAGAAGAAATTATTGCTGGAATTAACATTTCAAATACTTTCAAACTCCTGAAAACAATTACAAACAATGATGTTCTCACAATTGAAATTAATTCCAAGGAGTTCATGGATATTGAGATTACAAGTGAATCCAAGAGAACAAGTACAAAATTTCAATTGAAGTTATTGGACATTAATGAGAGTCGTATAGAAGTGCCGGATGTGACCATGACCAGTGTAACTATCCTTCCATCTGCGGATTTTCAAAGATTGTGTCGTGACATGGCCAACATTGGCCAGGATATTGAGATTACACGGGTTGGTAAAGAACTTCGTCTCCGTTGCGAGGGAGATTTCGCCAACCAGGAAACTTCAATTGAATGCCTCGATGAGAGTCCCGAAATGAAGGGTCTGTACTCGCTCCGGTATTTGAATATTTTTACGAAAGCGACGAGCATGGCTTCGTCTGTGCAGCTTATGCAGGAAGAAGGGAATAGGTTTTTGATTCTAAAGTATAATGTCGCTAATCTGGGCGAACTCAAGTTCTACATGGCTACCAAGGTATCCGAAGACTAATAAAATTAAATATAGATATATAATATGGATCATAGTTTGGCGTTTGCACTGTGTGCTCTCTCGCTGAACATGCTTGTTGGATATTATGTATCATTCAGGCGCAATGTTCGAGAAAATGACCCCATATATGATGTTGGATTTCAAATCCTTCCCAATCTCAGTAAATATGATTGGTTGAGCGACGTCGCACTTATCATACCTGTCATAGGTGTCCTGTTGTCTTGGGGATCATGGTCGAGTAATAAACAACATTCAATGCTTGTATTACTTGGACTCATGTATATGTTCAGAGCGATCGTAAACTATGTGACAACGTACCCTTCGATGAAAAAATGTGAACTCAAACCACCGTTTGGGTTCTGTAATGATTTCATGTTCTCTGGGCATACATCATTCAATCTTGTTAGTGCCTATCACTTGGGTGGGATATTCTGGCCAGCGTGGCCTATTTTTGGGTCTCTCCTTTCCATCGCAACACATGAACACTATTCCGCCGATGTTGTCATGGCGTGGATCGTTTTTGTCGCCTTGAGATGTAATACTTAAGGTATACAAAGATCGGTTGTGGAATCTTCGAGATTGATGAGCGTCTTTTTCATACCCAGCGAATTATTGAGTATAATTTTTGGATACTTTGTTCGAAGGGTTTTTGTTGTATAGTAAAGAAACTCCCCGAGGGGTACACTCTGCCCATGGAAGTCATTCCTCGGTCCCGCGTACCTTTTCACCTTTTCAGTAATGTTTACCTGTGGTTTATCATCGTGATCTACAATCCAGACACTACTCAAAGGGATACTAAATTTCATACCCTCGGATTCATTTTCGCCTGGTTTAAAATTGATGTCGTTAGAGATAGACTTATATATTTTACCACCATACCAATACTTAACGCGGAGAGTGAGATTTTTAACATTTTGTGGAACAATTGTATTCCTGAATTGCTTATCCGTTGCGAGTGTGTAGAATTCGTCAAGGATACCATCCCAATCCTTCTCCTCTTGAGACCAAAATGGATCTTCAATATAATATTTCATTCTATAGTCAATCCTATATTCCAGCTCTTCTGAAATTATACTGTAGTCCCGAGGTGTCGTCAACCTTTTGTAAAAGTACAAAACATTACTTAAAAGTTTGAGCAACATTCTTATGTATAATGGAGGGAAACTTTTTAAGTAGATATAAAAATAAACTTGAATACTGGACCAATCTTATTGAGACAGATCCCACCAATAAATCCAGGTACGAATCTGAGATGTCTGATTATATGATTAAATGTATGCCATATATGAATCAATATACGGATGAAACCGGAGAAGTCACAAACACCGATAATGTTTTTAATGTTAAGGAAACCGTAGGACTTCAAAGGAAGGACATATTTAGAGATTATCTCATAGAGGTAGAAAATCAAAACATAACTAGACCGGGTCAGCGTAATATAGAACAATGTCCGGTGTGCTGTACAAGTAATGTGATTCACATTCAAGATGCGAGTGAACTTGTATGTGATTCATGTGGGCTCGTGTTAGCATGTCTCATTAGTGAAGAGTTGACATATAGAGAAGAACGAGAGACTTCTGAGAAAATTGTCAATTATAGCTACAAGAGGGAGAATCACTTCAACGAGTGGATTAGTCAATTTCAGGCACAGGAAATGACGACGATACCCGATGAAGTCATGGATCAATTGAGGTCGGAACTCAAAAAGATGAAAATTAAGAACCTTGAAGATATTACACATTCCAAAATTAGGGGACTTCTTAAAAAGTTGAGACTCAACAAATTTTACGAGCATGTACCCTATATAACCAATATTCTCAATGGAATTAGAGCCCCAAATATGCCACAGGAGTTGGAAGAGCGATTAAGGATAATGTTCAAGGATATTCAAAAGCCATTTGACGACAATTGTCCAAGTGAACGAAAGAATTTTCTTAGCTATTCCTACGTTCTATATAAATTTTGTGAACTCTTGGGGGAAGACGACTATCTCCAGTATTTCCCCCTCCTCAAGTCTAAGAGTAAATTATACGCACAAGATCAAATATGGAAGAAAATATGTGACGAACTCAAATGGGAGTTTATTCCAACAATATAAAGTTAAAGAAGTTGGTATATCCTCAAGTAATGTATAAGTACGAGCGTTTCTGTGTAAATGAGGCACAGTATCATATAAACAGAGCGAACGAATTACTTACAGATGGTCTTAATAACCCTAAAAAGTACTATGAGGAGGGACAGGAGTTTTACCAAATGATGGTTAAGATGTTTCCCTTCATTATTCTTCTACAACAATGCAACGCACCTCAACTTCACGATTCGGATGAGGAGGATAATTTATCAAGTACGCAATCTTCAGTCCCATCAGACGAAGGTAGTTTTGAGCCTGTAACTCCGACTGCTCGTTCAGAGTCTTAATAGTCTTAAACTCAAGGACAATTGTATTATTTATGATTATATCGGCTCGCAGGTTTCCAATTACATGTCCTTCAAATGGGATTTGAACTATACGCTCACTCTCATACTGAACATTATATTGACGCAATAGAACTTCCATAGCATTATGATATACTCTCTCACTGTACCCAGCCCCCAGTTGAGAATATATCTTTTTAGCGAGTGTTTCTACATCAACCATAATCTATGTTTTATCACTCGCTTTAATAATCTTAAATTAATATAAATGTGGCGGCCATTCAAATATATACGATTATCAACTTCTAGATCACTTAGTTATTTGTGGGGTGAGTGAGTATCATTTGATACGGAGGCGATCCACGAACCGACGCCAACTCCCGCACCCGCGAGAGCCGTGAGTGATACCACGGAGAGTGCAATGAATATATGACGCATTTATATCATTAACGATCATATTCTTTATTACGTTTTAGATCTTTGTATGATATATAATTTGGTTTTATCTTGTGTTTCATTGGATCATATAATTCACCATGTGGTAAATATATTGTTGTTATTTTGGATTTACTATTTGGATCCCATTCAGTTTTTTTTATACATTCATCGATACGCCATTTACGGGGTGGTGGTTTGGGATACATGGCCGTCACGCGACGTATCATGTCAGCGTCCCCTCCGGTTATTTTCCCCTTAAAACCTGGAACTACATTTAACACCATAGATGGTTTCCAGGTAGTCATGTTGTATGTGTATGCCGTGAAATCTTTATGTTATATATCAAGCCATTCGCCCGTTCTAATTATATCGGCCGAGATGGAACATCCTAAGCGAGGGTCCTTTTTTGACTTTTTTGATTCAAACTGCATTTTAAATTTTGGTAGTAAATGTTCCAAAACCTGTTCACTGGTGAGTACCCACGCCTCCTTTACGGTCGAACCATCATACCTAGCAAAATAATGGTGCTTGTATTTTCCAATTTTCTGTTCTCTCAAGTAGACCTCCTGTTCTTCCCAAGTTGGAAAAACCGATACGCCGTTATATGTACCTTGTATTAAATCCTGTGTCGTCGTTTTGTATTCTACTGGATTTCCATCTTGATCATAAGCGTCCGCCCCTGCGAGTGTATCAGATACTCTATGTCCAAGTTTAATAGCGAGATCGATTTCCCTGGAGCGCCCATAGTTGAGAGGATCGCCCCATCCTTCATCTCTAGCTATATCGCATAGCTCTTTGAGAGCTGCACAAAAACGCTTTTCAGGTGGGGTGGTCATTTGTTAGATTTTAGTGTATTGTTTTTAACTTGGGTGGCGATTTTCGTTTTATTTAAAGATATGACTATATAATTTGACATGGATATTCGGAATTGTGATGGTATCGAATTACTCAACTCTCTTGCTGATAAGAGTGTAGATCTCATTTTAACCGATCCACCCTATATCATCTCACGCGAAACGGGCATGAATAAATTGCGAGACGCGATCGATTCGGGGAAAGATCTATCGAAGACGGAGCAGGAATGGAACGACTATACATCTAAAAACAAAGTCGACGCACCCAACGCCAAAGAAAATTATCTAAAATATGGGACAATTCATGGGACTAAGTATAGCGTAAAAACAAACTACGGAGAATGGGATGAAAACTTTACTATGGACAAATTAGAGGAGTTTATAAAACTCTATTACAAAAAGTTGCGCGACGGTGGTACTTGTATAATATTTTTTGATATATGGAAATTATCATACCTCAAAGAACTCATGGAAAAGCATAAATTTAAACAATTACGATTTATCGAGTGGATTAAAACGAACCCACAACCTATAAATTCGCGTGTTAATTATCTAACAAATTCCCGAGAAATAGCGGTTTTGGGTGTCAAGAAGGGCAAACCTGTATTTAATGGTGAATATGATAATGGTATATACAAGTATCCCATACAAAGTGGTATGGGACGTTTCCATCCGACACAGAAAAGTATTAGGTTGTTCGAAGATCTCATCAAGAAACATTCAAATGAAGGTGATGTAGTCGTGGATACATTTCTTGGTGGCGGGACGACCGCTATCGCATGTAAAAATACGGGGAGACGATGTATAGCGAGTGAAATTTCGGATGAATATTATGAAAAGATACTTATCACTTAAAGTGGAGACGCAAAAACTTTGTAATGGGTATACAATTTTTTCCGTCGGAGTTCGTTTTCTGGGAGACACTGGAGGAGCATTCGGAAATTAAGAAGAAATTATTACCAATAATTTTGAAAAATAGTGATAAAGCTAAAAATAACCCATTTGATAATTGCACGTTTAACACAAGTTTATATAAAGGTGACGATGAAAAGTTCGAAAAGGAAAATAAATTTTTAACGGAACGAAAACATCTAGATTCTATTGTCTTTAAAAATATTGATAAAATGCTCCATACTTTGGGATTCAATGAAGATCCAGGTATTGATTTTTTATTACAAAACTGCTGGTGGAATGTGTATAATGAGGGTGAATATCAGGAAGAACATAATCATGTAGCGGCGCCAGTTGTCGTAGACGATAAACTTTTTTATCCCTCGCTGTCGGTAGTTTATATTCTACATGATGAAAATGAAAAGGGATCTTTAGTCTTTAAAAGACGTGGTACAGTACCTCTTAGACCACCTCATGATACTACTTCTACGTTTAAAACAGGAAATGTAGAAGAAATAAAAGAGGGTTCGGTTCTTATATTTCCTGCCAGTTTAGATCACTTGGTTAAACCCAGTATAAAACCGGGTAGAGTTACAATTGCTTATAATATTTGTGCGTCGTATCAATAAAAATCTATATTCATGCTATATGTCAACATATACCCAACCCACTTGCGAATACATCTACAAAGTCTCTTCTTTAGAGAAGGTTGTAGATGGAGACACAATCGATGTCACTCTAGATCTAGGCTTTGACGTCTGTACGAGACAGAGAGTGAGGTTGCTTGGAATTGACACCCCAGAGTCTCGTACGCGTGATTTGGAAGAAAAGAAATTTGGTCTTCTCTCCAAGAAGAAGCTCAAGGAATGGTGCCTCAAAGCGGTCGCCTCGGAAAAAGATGATATCGAGATCCAGCTGAGGTGTCCCGAAGCTGATTCTAGGGGTAAATTTGGCCGTATCCTGGCAGAGGTCTGGGTATGTGAGGATGGCGAATGGACCAATGTCAATGAATGGATGTGCAGGGAAGGCTACGCCGTTCCCTATGTAGGACAAAACAAAAATGATGTTGAAGCACTTCACATGGCGAATCGTGAAAAAGTAGCTCACGAATTATAAGGGTATTTATGCACCCATAAATTACAAATCCACTTCTCCCCAGACTTTACAGGAGACCCTCCGTGTAAAGCCTTGACCGTCACTCGTTCGTAGTTATTGAGAGTGTGAAAGAAGAGTCCATCGCCTTTTTGTAACTTGTATTTCTTTCCTAAAATTGGAAATTCAGTCTCTCCACCCTCGTAATCGTCATTGAGAGCCAATATTATTGTATACATTCGTCTATTTTCATCAGAACCCTTTTCACGTATGACGTCTTGGTGAGGTTTATAATATCCACCCGGTTTATATTTCAGTACCTGGAGTTTTTCACAGTTCGCAAGGGGTCTGTCAGTCAGAGATACGCACCTTTCGCATACACGCCTCACCACTGAATCCTTCAAACTAAGCCATGCGGTTTGACTGTCTCGAACGGTTTTGTCTATCTTCTGTCCACCACCTACACTTGACTGCTGAAAAAGAACTCTAGCCGAGTCTTTGATGTGCTTTATCTCATCAGATGTCACAAGACCCTTTACAACTTTGGGTTCTGTATAACTTGGTATCAAGTATAAACACAGTAATATAAGAGACATAGTCAATAATACCTTATTGGTAGCCTTCATCCCATTATTAATACATAATAATATTGTGACAGACATAATTAGTAAGATAGTATCACGAGCCTTCATCTACTATTAAAACATATTAATAATGGGTGGCGTCACACAATTATATCTCTTCTGAATGGTTTTGATAATACCATTTGTATATTCGATCAACTTTTTAGCTATATCCATAATTTCTTTCATTTTGTTCGGATCAATAACATATTGCCTGAGAAGATCGCCACCGGTATCCAAAACCATCCTGTAGATATTCGTAATGTCGCGATGTCTCTCCCTTTGTTTATCCCTCCTTTGAAGTTCCTTTTTGAATAATACCTCATCGAGTTCGTTGAGCATATAGGCGACTCGGAGGTATTGATTATCATCATCATATACATCACCATACCTATATATGAGATCCCGGTCTATGTGGTATAGTATCATAGCAAAATCCAACACTTTAGTTGGTGCGTTGCTTTCGCGCAGTTCCCTGAATGTGGGGACTCCGCCACAGGGGATATCGGCATGCTCTCTCCCAGAGATTCCTTCTCTTTTAAATTCCATGTAATGTGGATTGTGAATTCTCCCCGTCTCAATCTGTCCAGTTCTCCAATCAAAAGCTGTGTGACAATCTGGACACCACATTTGTGCACACCCAGATAACTTCTGTATCATTGTACCACATTTGGGGCATGGTTTCGTATCCTTCTTTATGAGTTTCATAGTTTCCACGGCACCGGGGTCGCATTTATGACCCTCGGTTATCTCCTCGTTACAGTGTTCACAAAAGTGTCTGTCGCATAGCCCACAAAACCAATCCTCATTTATAAAACCCTTACAGTCTTCCATAGGGCATTTACGAACAAATTTCTTTGGTGGCTCGCCCACGACAAGTTCACCACCATGCCTCAATCTCTCCAATTCCCTGTAACTTTCTTCCATATCTTCTCGGAGATCCAATATATCTTGGGGTATTGGTGTAGATATTGTGAGCGGTACGAATATACCATGTTTATGATGTAATTCTATTAATCTTGACCTTTGTTGGTTAATGATCGCATGTATTCTACGCATAGCCAAAATCCTCTCAACTTCGGGCTGAGTGTCTGGCATTTGCACCTTTTCTCTCTCAAATAGAATTGTCTCTCGATGACGACGAAGTTCCGTGTTTCTAAAGTAACGAGTACACCAGGAATCTACAAACTCCCGATTCCACATATTCTTACACCCCATACAGTGGGGGTCGTCTGAAATAGAGAGAAGATACCTCTGCGAACAAGCGCGACAACTTTGTAAATCACAGAAGGGACATTTGACCTTTTTGTGATTTATTTTGTTGAATTTTTCACAACATACATCACAATTCTCCATTAATTGAGAATTGTTTTAAGTCTTTAACTTTGACAATATTAACCCCATAATACCCATGAGTATATAACCAAACTTACCTCTATTTTCCAGTTCCGGTTCTGGTTCTGGTTCCGGTTCGCTCACGCCCACGTCTCCCTCGGCCAGGTATTCCATACGTCTTCCCACTAGATACGCATATAGGGATGACATTTATATCTACATATATTATTTTCTTGTACTCTGTCGTTGTTTGGCAACCTGTAACCGAGTTCGGTTCTTAGACCTCAACTTTTTAGTGCGTGGAGCGACCCGACCTTGTGGTTGCGTGGCTCGTGGCGATGTACGGGCACCAACTGCCGTTTTCTCGGTATATCGAACCGCACTCTTTGATCTTTTCTGAGCATTGGAGATGACCCTCGAAGGTTCCTCACCCCTTTCCAATCTCCGTATAAACTCCTGTCTATTTTTTCTTTCAAGTCCATTCATACCTTGTAGCATTTTTGCTGTATTTCCTCTCAATTTAGCTTGCTTTTGTTTTTCATAATCACGGATCTTCTGCGCCTGTTCCTTACGCTGTTGAGACTGCTGTCGTTCTCTCTCTTTACGCTCAGATTCAAGGCGCTGTTTGGCTGTGCGATTACGCTGTAACTTGTCGGCATTTTTCAATACCATCTTACTACTTTCGCCACCCGCAATTCTGTTCATGAAACGCTTTCTGTTGTCGCGTCCCACTTTATTCATAGATTGGAGCTTTGTGGCGGTATCCCTGGTTTCCCCGTCTTTCGCATCTCTCTTATCCTTGATGTCTTTCGCAAGTTCCGCCCGCCTTTTACCGACATCGTTCGCCATCTTCATCACAAAGCGAAGCTGACCCCGTCGCTTATCTTCCGCTATCGGTGCTTTTTCAATTTCGGCGCGGAGTTTTGATTTTTCGTCAAGAAGACTGTCAAGTCTTCGGAGTTCTTGTGGTGTATCCGCCTTACGCACGGCGTCTTCCCATCCCCTTCTCCATTGACCAAATCTACCGGGGATTTCACGAATAATCTTGTCGAGTAGAGGTTGCTTATCCGACGCTTTCTTACGAGCTTCGTTAAAGATGGTCTGGTTCTTTGAATTATTCCATCTCTTCATTAGAGCCCTGAGATTGGAACCCTGTGCACCAATCTTCTCGAGTTTCCATTTAACACCGTTTCGTATCCTTTTAGCCGAATCTTTCCTGTCCTTGTTAAGGGCTTCGGCGTCGGCTAAAACCCTTGAAGCACTTCCATTGGTGGCCAAACGGTTCATAAACTTCTTTCGGTTCTCGCGCTCGAGTGAAGTGAGACCTTGAAGTCTAGTGGCAACTCGCTTTGTTTCGCGGTTCCGGCTTTTCCGTTTAGCCTCTTCAAACTTCTTTTTGGCTTCTTCGGCTTTCTTCTTATCTTCAATCATTTTCTTTTCCATCTCCTCCTTCTTCTTCTGTCTAGCCTGCTCATCCTTTCTCTCCTTGTTGAGAGCCGTAGCATTAGCCACAACCTTTTGCTGTCCATTCTTATTGAGGCGGTTCATGAACATCTTCCGGTTATTGCGTGTGATACTTGTCAGGGTTCGCAACGATTCGGCGGTGTTCTTCTTCAGTTTGTCCTTCGCCCTTCTCGCGGTCTTTCTGTTCATATCTATTTTTTCAGCTTCTTTGAGGATATCGCCAGCCGGTTCCGTCTTCAGTCTATTCCTTAATACGACTCGTTCGTTGGCGGTAATATCTGTCAACTTCTTGATTTTAGCTTGAACATTTTTAACGATTTTCTCAACAGCAGCTTTTTCTGTCGCAACATTCGCATTCACAAGACCCTTAAAGGGGGTTATATCCACGTGAGGTGCATTGAGCTGCTTGAGGTACACATTCTTCCTGGATTGGGGAATGGAAGCTTTTCTCACATAGTTTCGTATAACATCCTTATCCTTTTCGTTATCGGCATTCTTGGCCTTTGACGCCGTGATTAAATCGTTAATACCGGCTTTACCATTTTTGAGACTGAGCATATATTCCGCCATCTCTTTACTTGTCAGGTGTTTGAGACTAATGAGATGATCCTGAAGTTTCTTTTCAGTCGCAATCTTCTTGGCTTCAGCTTCTTTGCGCTTCTTTTCCTCTTCCGCAGCTTCCCGAACCGCACGTTTTTCCTTGACACTTTTATTTAATGCGTTAGCATTGAGTTTGATTTTATTAACATTAGAAGTCTCATTGACAATCAACTTCAAAAAGGAGTTTCTTTGTGTATTAGTCAAATCATTGAGGGTGTTTAGGTAAACCTTAAGTTCGGACTTCTTACGCGCAATATCTTCATTGCGAGTCTTTGCAAAAGTATTAAGTTTTTTCACTTCACTTTTAATAGCATTCATATTCGTATTAGCTTTAATTCGATTTATGAATGATTTTTTATTCGCGTTTGTTAGTCTCATTCCCTTCATATATTTATCGAGATCCTCCTTCTTTTGACTAACAACCCTGGCATTCGCAAGTGACTTCTCTTTATCAACCTCCTTTTTGAGTTTATTAAGGGTTGACCTACCACTGTTGAACTTATTGAGGATGGCCTTACCATTGATACCCGTACCATTGATATAATTGGATAGTTCCCGGCGCTGTGCAGCCTCCTTCTTGACGCCAACATTTATAGAAAGAGCTCGGTTTCTAATAACATTCTTATTAGTCCTACCCGCGTTGTAATTCTTGAGAAGGTTATTTTTATCCTTACTCGTGAGTTCAAGTCCGTTGAGGAACACAGAGAACTCATCTCTATTCTTCGCTTCTTTCTCTTTTTGGGAGCGAATACTATTATCCATGTTTTTGATATTGCTCTTTAATGAGTTCATATTCGTATTTACTTTAACACGATTGAGGAACGCCTTCCGGTTTTTACTTGGAATGAATGTATCGTTCATGTACTCGGTGAGATTCTCTTTTCTCTTATTGACAATTACAGCGTTCATTTCTCTCCGAATATTATCAGCCTCCTTCTTGAGTCTGTCGGGATTTGAAATGCCATTGTCATACTTTTGAAGTAAGTCTGTTCCGTTGATATTCAAACTCTTAAAGTAATCGGATAGTTCATTGCGTTGCGCAGTCTTAGCCTTGGTGGCAGTGTTTATCTGAGTCGCGCGATTTTTGAGTTTGTTCAAACTCGCAGCTTCACTATCGAAATTTTTTAGAATGGCGGCTCGGTTAGCGTTGCTAATGTTGAGACCATTTATATGCTGTACAAGATTCTCTCTATTTTTTGCCGTCTTTTCCGCTACCCTCTGAATGAAGATTGTATTCGCTTCATTACTGGCGTCTTTCAATGAAATACCATTGTCGGCATTAAACTTGTTGAGAATCATTTCGGTATTGGCGTTGGAGAGACCAACCTTCTTGAGATACTTCTCAACCTCCACTCGGGTTGCGAGACGCTTTTCGACGGCTCTCCTCTTTGAAAGTTCTTCGATAGTTGCCCTCAAAGATGTCAAAGTGGAATTCTTGTTAGAATTAAAAATATTGAGAATACTCGTCTTATTTGAAGAATTTAAGTTTGTCTTATTCAGAATATCTTCAAGTTCGCCTCGATTTTGAGAACGCTTTTGAATAGACCTCTTGTTTTTCAGCTTTACAGCTTCATTACGGAGAACATTTACAGTCATATTAGACTTATCGAACTTGTTCATAATTGTATTTCTGTCCGCAACATTCATATTGAGACTATTTATTATTCCATATAATTCATTTCTCTCACGGGCTCTCTTTTCTCTAATCCTTTTCACCTTAAGATCCTTTGCTTCATTCAACATAGAGTTCAAAGTGACATTTCGTGTGTTGAATTTATTTAACAAATCCTTTTGGTCTTTATTGGAAAGATTCTTTATAGCATTCGTGAGTGTGTTGCGTTCATAACCCCTTTTCGCAACTTTCTTGAACTCCTGGATCTTATTAGCTTGATTCTTAGCATTGTTATATGATAGATTTTTGCTTATAATATTCTGTTTGTTCTTATTATTCAACAAATTGAGACCGTTGAGGTATTCTCTAATTTGTTTGCGAATCTCCTTGCGCTCTTCTTCATTTCTCGCATTCTTCAACTGTCTCCCTCTATTTCGAATAGAGTTGAGACTTTTTGGATCTTGGTTATAGTTCCTCACCAATAGATTCACATCTGAAGACCCAAGCTTCAAATCGTCACTGAGGTACAAAGTCAATTTACCCCTATTTCTATCAATTGTCTTTGCCTCTTTCTCGCGGGCATTATTTTGAAGTTGGTTGAGACCGGTTGTCTCATCATTGAACTTCTCCAATAACGCATCTCGATCAGACTTATCGAGATAGAGGGTATTTAACAGACTTGAAAATTCCTTACGAGCCACAGATTTGCGCTTAGCATCCAAATCCACTTTATACGCCTTGGCATTACTTTTAACTACCTTCAAATTCTTACCATCAGCAAGATTTTTGAAGAATATTCTCTTTGAATTGTTATTGAAGCCCAAGTTTGTCATATACCTGTCGAGATCGGTCTTTTCATTGGCGCGTCTCTCTTGAGCGCGGCGAACGGCTGTATTGGTTGCCAATTGTTTAATGGAGTTCCAATTTGTAAAATAGCCATTCATTTTTGAAGTAATCTCGGTTCTGTTCGAGGGTGTGAGATTCTGAAGAGTATCGAGGTAGCTATAAAACTCTTCTTCACTTTGAGCATATTTTTGATTCTTCCTCGACTTGTTTATTTTTTTAGCTCTGTTTGCCAATATACTGGTATTGACGTCGGTAGTATCAAAGTTTTTAAGAATACCATTTATGTCACTTTGGGAGAGATTAGTCATTTTTTTAAGACTATTCACAAGTGACTCTCTCTTTTTGGCCTTCAAGTCTGCGAACTTTTTATTAGCAACTTTTTTGGCATCCACCTTGAGAGCATTCATATCATCTTGATTTTTACTGAACTTATTGAGGAATGGTCTTTGTTCACCATTATTGAGACCCTGTTCATTCAAGAACTTTTTAAGATTTGCGAGTTGCCCAGCCTTAATACTAGCCTTCTTTTGGGTTTCATAGACTGTGGCAGTTTTCATAATGGAAGTCAAGTTGACATTCTTGTTAAAATTGTTAAAGAATTTCCGTCTCTCATCGTTGGTGAGATTCAATGTATTGAGATGTAATTCCAATTTTTTCAGGTTTTTAGACCGTTTTTCGATAATCTTATTTTGAAGCATTTTGTTCGCCAATGATTTTGTGGAGTTAAAATTGAGATTTTGAGACAAAATGTTTCGTTTGTTATCGGCGTTTAGACCAATTTTGTTTATGTAGTCAGATTTCTTACGATTCAGAGCGTTCTTCTCATTTTGAGCCTTCTTCTTAGATATGGCGACCGCTTCATTCATCAATGGCTCCAACTTTTCACGGTTCAATTTATTAGTCAAGTTCTTTATTTCCTGGTTGGTGAGACCAAGTTTTCTTCCATGATCTGCGAGTACATTGGTGTTAGCCTTTCTCTTTTCTTGGATGCGCGCTGTCAAAATAGCATTCGCTTCTTGTTTGAGGTTGTCCAATGCAATCTTATTATTCACATTAAACTTACTGATAATCACCCTTTGATTTTCTGATGACAACCCCTGTGTCTTCATATATTCCTCAAGTTCATCACGATCCTTGCCACGTTGAGTTTCAATTATTTTTACCACCATCGCATTTAACTCGCTACGAAGGGCTGTTATATTAGCATTTTCATCATTCAATCTACGAATGAACGCGTTCTTATTCGTATTTGATAGAATTGACCCCTTCACTTTTGAAACTAATTTCGCCTTGTTATCGGTGATCTTAGCATTTCGGGTATCCTTAACCATCTTATTAACTTCAAGTTGAAGCGTTCTAAGATTACCCTGATTTGTGTTGAATCGCCTTTCAATATTGATCTTAGCGTTTCTTGAAATATCAGCAGTTTCCAAATATTTCATAAGGGTATTCTTGTTCAAGGACTTTTGTTGTTGAACCCTCTCTTTCTTCAACTGTTGTGCAACCTTTTGGAGTGCGTTCACAGTGAGTGTGTCACTGTTGTACTTTTCCATCATCTTCTTTTTATCTCCATTATTGAGGCCAAGATTGACGAGGAACTTTTCAAATTGCGCCTTCTTATCTCCCTTCTGCTTCGCAATTCTCTGGTTTGAGAGTGCTTTTGCCTTGTTACGGTTTCTGTTATTTGTACTCAAGAGATTGCGTTTATCATTGATTGTGAGGCCTGGGAGAGTATTGAGGAATTCGGAAAACTCCTTGCGTTTCGCGCTCATATTTTCCGCATTTCGAGTGGATTTAAGACTTTTAGCTTCTTGGATTAATCCATTGATATTACGATTACCATTTGTAAACTTTCTCATAATTGAATTCTTGTTTACTTGGCTGAGACCAAGCTCATCAAGACGCGTATTTAATGCGGACTTCAATTTGGAATCCTTTTCACTCTTGATCTGTCGGGCAATTTTGGTTGCCTTATTCTTAAGAGCATTCGCACTCATTTGGTTGGAGTTAAAGTTATCAAGTAGATCGTCGCGATACTTGTTTGTGATACCCAATTCCGTCATAAATTTGATAAACTCCTGCTTGTTATCAATTTTGGTCTGTTCAATGCGCTTATTAGACATCTTCTTGGCTCTATTGCGGTTCATACTGTTGTTTTGTGTAAGCTCGGTTATATCGGCATTGGTGAGACCTGGTAACCTGTTTATGAACTCCCGGTACTCTTTCTTAGCCTCCGCAAGCTTCGAAGCACCCTTTTGCGCCTTTAGGGTTTTGGCTTCTTGAATCAGCTTATCGATATTACGATTACCATTTGTAAACTTTTTCATAATGGAGTTCTGTTCAATTTGATTAAGACCTATTTCCCCGAGGCTTTTCTTAAGCTTAATACGAAGGGCTTCATTTTTGGTAGAACCAACATTTTCTTGGAGCTTGAGAGCTTCTGCCTTGATTGAGTTTATATTAACGTCTTCATTTCTGAAACGACGCAAAAAATCATTCTTTTTGGTTTGATTAATTTGAAGGGGTGTTAAGAATGAGAGAAGATTTTGCGCTGTCACACTCTTCTTTTCCTCTATTCGTTTCTTAACGAGATCATCTGCCATCTTTCGCATTGTATTTACATTGGCAGTTTCAGCCACACCTTTAACGAGAGCCTCTTTATCAGCGGCGTTCAATTTGTTGTATGTTTGAAGAATGGAGCGGAACTCATCTTGTTTCTTTGAGAGTTTCTCAAGCTTCTTCTTAGCATCCAAATCACGAGCCTCCTTAATAAGAGTATCGATGTCTTCTCCAATACCATGTCGTCGAGCCTTGTTCAAGAATAAGGTTTTGTTTGTATTAGTGAGACCCGTTGTCTTCAAGAACATGGCCATCTTTTCCTCGTTTGAGCGTGTGACATTCGCCTTCTCGTCAGCCTTGATCTTTGCTTCAACCTGAATCTGCTTGAAGTCGTCGGTGGCCATTCTTCGCTTAAAGGCGTTACGATTTGTGTTTGAAATGTTCAAACTATCGAGTAATGAAGAAAATTCATTTTCTTCGCGTTTAGCCCCTTCAGCTCTCACTACAACGTCCTTTCTCTTGCCCCGGCCGAGTTGTATTTGATTAAGGAACTTTTGTTCTCTCTTTAGACCAAGTTGCTTAATTCTGGCGACAGCTAATTCAAGAGAAAAATCTTCATTTTTTGGTACAATAGTTGGGGTTGGTTGATTAGTATAAGTTGATGGTAACTGTGGGCCTTGAACCCTCCCAGTATTTAAGTAGTAACCCAATCCCTTTTCGCCGTTTCTAAAAACATAGCCGTCTTTTGAACCCTTAAACTTTTTAGCGGCTATAAAGTTCTTATTTTTACCACCTCCGAAAAGACCTGATAAAAACCCCCCTTTCTTCTCCGGCTTTGGCTTATTGTTTTTCGCCGCCAGCTTTCCCTGACCACCTAAAAATTTTGGTTTACTGTTCTTTCCAAATAACCCACCCGTTGGAAATGTCACCTTTGAATTTTTATTCGCTGGTCGATTTACATTGGTGTTCACCCGATTCACATTGGTGTTCACCCGATTCAAGTTGTTCACTCGATTCACATTGGTGTTCACCCGATTCAAGTTGTTCACTCGATTCACATTGGTGTTCAACCGATTCACATTGTTGTTCACCCGGTTAAAATTGGTGTTCACTGCTGTGTTATTCACTGCTGTGTTATTCACTCGATTGTTTGCGTTGTTCACCCGGTTGTTAAAATTGTTCACTGCTGTGTTATTCACTGCTGTGTTTACATTATTATTAACAGACACACTCCGCCGTCTTCTCGCAATCTTGACGGGTTCATGCACTTTCATGTATCTAAGACGCTTACCAATCGCATCAACAAGTTGACTCTTCGTCATTTGTTCAACATTTTTGAGATCAACCTTACGAGCAATCCGTTTAAGATCTACACGCTTTGTGGTCGAATCAAAAAGTTTTTCATAATCGTTTGGTTTCAATGGAGACTTTCTATCAACGAGGTAAGTCCTCGTAGAGTTTATCACCATTGGTGGAAGGGGCAACTTATTGTCCTGAATATCTTGGTAGGCTTCACATATCTCTTTTCTTGTTAAGTTAATAGTAACCCCCGTATTGAGCTTGATCAATTTCCGGAGGTTTTCTATATCTGCGTCTGGGTCACACGCATCCATTGTTTTATATTAACTTAACAAAAAAGTGGAGCAAATTATTTAATGGTGTAATATCCTATATTATATAATTTAATCTTATCTTCATAAGACATATTAAAGTCGAATATATTAGTATCAGCTACATTTATTTCTATCATTGTTGTTTTTTCGTCATATTCAACTCTATTTGTGATAGTTGAACGAATGAGGGATTCTACAAACTGCCGTGGATTATTTATTTCTTCTTGATAGACACGATCCATTTTGAGTTTGATACACGTGACTTCATGTATCTTTTTATCAAGAAAGGGTACCATTGGATATTGTTCTTGTGTTCCACCGTCTATGTAACTCTTACCATCGTATTTGCCACATGCAAATATGAGAGGTATAGCCATACTCATACAAACGGCATCTATCACTTTCATACTGGGATGCGTATCACGAGAAAAGTACACAGTAGTTGAACTATTGAGACAATATGCCGATATGTAAATCTTCATATCCAACTCCGCAAATGTAGGATCGGAACCACATATTTCAACAAGTTTTTTACGAATTGGGTCCATATCAACAAAACCAAATTTGTTAAAGAAGGATCCTATACGCAATTTAACAAATTTGGGGACATCTAAATCAAGAGCCACCTCCAAAATCTCATCTATAGACATCCCCAAAGCCATAAAGAGAGCTAAAATAGAACCCGCAGATGACCCAGATATTTCCTTGACATCTACAAGCTGGGATTCAAGTGCCTTCATGGTTCCAATCATTGAGTATATACCCATCGAAGCTGGTCCCAACACAAGATACTTCATCCTCCTATCTAATAGAACTGAGGAAATTGACGACGCAAAAGCGCGAAGATCATAGCGAAAACAATCGCGTGGGTCAACACCGCGGGAATGCTCGTTTGTCCGGATCGGAGAAGACCGCCAGAACCTGGGGGAATAGTCAAGAGGAGACCTGGGCTGAGCGCCAAGAAGAGAGTGGTTGTGACGATCAAATCGGTCTTCGTCAAAACGAGACCCATCGCCTTCGCGATGAGACTGTACACGAGGAAGAACACAAGCGCATGGAACATAGTGGCCATTTGCGAGGTCTTTCCGTTTACGAACTTGAGAGAACGCCCGTCGGTGGTCAAGAGGACGCCTGGGCTGAGCGCCAAAAAAAGAGCAGCTGGAACGGCAACTTTTTGGGAGGTGATATCTGGGAGCATGGTTAATATATAGCTATATTATTTTGTTTAGTATGCTCTGCTGCAAACTTAACCCAATGATCAAATGTAGCGCCAGGCATGAATTCATCATAGAGACCTGTATCTTCCAAATATTCTTGGATATGTCTCCAGATATACGACAAATTTGATTCATATGGAATCCAAACAAAGTCACAATCATCGTGATGATCATTGTAACAAAACTCAGCGAAATCGGAAAATGTACATTCCGT